ACTATATTAATTATATTAATCATTTATACAACTACTATACAACACTATATTAATTATATTAATCATTTATGCAACACTATATTAAGCATTTATGCAACACTATATTAATCATTTATACAACACTATATTAATCAGTTATACAACTACTATACTGCATATTTAATATTATATTCAATTATTCATTTACTATATTAATATTATATACGCACGCGCGCGCGTAGTGGATTAGTTCTATAGTAATCGGCGTCCCTAAATTTTCCATCGTCGATTTACAGGTTCTTTATTAAGGGCAAGAGTTTACAAAACGGCTTGTTTTATTTATAATAAATATATGAATGATAATTTGCATGACATCGAGAAAACATTGAAATTCGTATCTGACGAGCTTACTTCTTGCGCGGCGGATATGGAGCTCCAACCTGCGCCTGATTACAAGACGCACCAAGAGCGGATAACTATGAAACAATTAGCTATATCAACTCCTGGTCTCGATGACTACAAAAACTCCTTAAAAACTGAAGGTACTGAGATTATGTGGCTTGGTGAAGATAAATTTGTCAAGCCGCCCGGTGCCTTGTCGGAAGCTAAGAAAGAAATCCAAGCTTTAGAAAATAAGCAAATAAGGAAGCGTAAACAGTATGAAGCTGATAGAGCTTTCTTTGAGCAAAATGTATTGCAGAAATCACGCAGTATTGGAGAAATTCAAGAAGACTACATAAAAATATTACACCCTACCTATAGGGAAAAATTCATTGCTGGTATTGAGAAATACGGTACAATTGCTGCAGCGCTTAAGAATATGAAAGATGTTTATGGTCTTAAAGTACGTAGTGATTTGTTGAACAGAATGATGCTCATGATACCTGCATTAAAAGTTGAAATTGAAGATGCTCTATCTATGTATCAGGCTTCGTTGCAAATGGCTATGCATCAACGTGCGGTTGAAGGTGTGGATAAAATTATACGCGACCGCGACGGAAATGAGATTGACCGTGAGAAAGTCTATTCTGACACTCTCCTGGCTAAGCTGGCTGATACATATAATCCAGAATTTAAAGAAGCTAAACAGAAGGAAAGTTCTCGCGGTAATATAATTAATGTACAAATCATTAAGGACTTCCATAATCATAAGGAAAAGAAGTAATGCGACCAATAGTATGGTTAACGAGAGAAGAATATAATAAGCTAAGTGAACATGATTTAGATGTTTTGACTGATAATTTTAATGTTAAGATTTCTGAGCCTGTTTCTAATGAGGAGATAAATGGGAAATCATAGAGAACTTAGACCAGATGGAAGTATTTTCCGTAATGATGAGAATTTAAGCATAACGCTTCCTTATATGTGGGAGCCGTGGCCACACCAGATGAAGTTTTGGGACGCCTTTGTAATACGCAATACTAAAAGAAATGTAATCGTGTGGCACCGACGTGCAGGAAAGGACCAAACAGCATTAAATGCAATGGTTGTTAAAGCACACGAACGTGTAGGAATGTATTGGTATGTATTTCCTGAATATAAGCAAGGACGTGAAATTTTTTGGGACGGTATGAGAGACGATGGTAGAAGGTTTCGGGACGCCATACCAAAGGACCTCATACTTCGCTCCCGTGATGATATGATGTTGATTGAGCTTAAGAATGGTTCAATGATAAAAGTAATTGGTACAGATAATGCGGACTCTATTGTAGGTCCAAACCCTGTAGGTTGTATTTTTTCTGAATTTTCTTTACAGAACCCTATAGCATGGAACCTTGTAAGACCAATTCTTAACGCTAATAATGGTTGGGCAGTTTTTGTATATACTCCTCGTGGAAGAAACCATGGGTATGAAATGTACCAAAACGCTATGGAAATGATGAAGAAGGACCCAGATAGATGGTTTGCTCAATTGCTAACTAAAGATGATACATCAAAAGTATTAATTGGAGATGACGGTAAACCATTGCGTGACCCAGTAACTGGCGAAATAATGTGGGGTCCAATTGTTACAGATGAAATGATTGAAGAAGATAAGGCGACTGGTATGTCGGATGAACTTGTGCTTCAAGAATATTACTGTGACTTTAATGCAGCTTTAGAAGGTGCATATTATTCGAGCGAATTTAAGCTTATTGACGAACAAGGTAGAATAGCTAAAGTACTATATGACCCACGTAAACCTGTACATACTGCATGGGACTTAGGTTTAGATGACGCAATGGCAATTTGGTTTTTCCAGATTATTAATGGTCAACCGCGTATCTTTAAATATAAAGAATGGAAGAATGCTTCATTAAAAGAAGTTATTACAGAAATAAAGAACTATCCGTATGTATATGGAACACATTTAGGACCACACGATATTTCTCAACGTGAGCTTACTACTAAAGAGTCACGATATAGCTATGCTAAGAAGATGGGCATTAAGTTCTATCCTGTACCTAAATTAGGTATTGCTGATGGTATTGAAGCAGCACGTAGAATTCTCGGAATTTCTATATTTGATGAAGAAGGTTGTCGTGATGGTATTGACGCATTGCGCAACTACAGTAAGAAATGGGACGATAAACGTAAGGTCTATAATGAGAAACCTGACCATAACTGGGCTTCTCATGGTTCTGACGCATTTAGATATTTAGCTGTAGGTTTTGAACATATTACTGAATTTGATGAAGACCTTATACAATCACAAACAGGCATAGCTAATAGTACTTATGATATTTATTCGCATAGAGTAAATTACAACCATGTAGCGAATAGTGATTATAATATCTACTCACATTAAAAGCTAACTCCTGGATGATATGGCTGGAAAATATGTACAAGTTGGCTGGTTTAGGTTAAAATAGTATTATACATAATACTATTTTGTTTAATATTGAAATTAGTTAGAGGAGAATAATATGTCTTCAGGAAAACCTAAATCGCAGCCAGTAGCTAATCCTACAACTACACAAGCTGCAGTAAGCTCAGGAGACGCGGCTGCAGACGCAGCGGCACAAGAAGCTAAGGAAGATTTGAAAAAGACTACTGAGTCTTCAGGGTCTTCTATTCTTACTTCTGGTGCAGGTATTTTAGACGATACTGAATTGAGAAAAAATACTTTAGGCGCAGGAGCTTATAATAGGACATCTAGATTAGGATAAGGAGATTTACTATGAGTGCACCTAAAACTCCAACAGTAGCTGCAGCACCTGTGAATACTGAGATTGACCCAGCTTCACAAGCTTCAGCAGATGAAGCTGCACGTAAGGCTAAAGAACGACAACAAAAAGGCACTACAGCAACAAAAACAATTTTGACTTCAGGATTGGGTGCTGTAGATGACGATACAAATAATGTTAAAAAGGCTCAGTTAGGATAATATGGCAGTAAGTGAAAAACGCGTAAGGTTCCATTTAGAGCGCCAACGTAAGCTAAAAGCTAAGCGACAAAATTGGGATAATCTATGGCAAGACCTATCGGATTATTTTTGTCCAGGTAGAATTACTACGATAAGACGTGAGGAGCCGGGAGCGAGAAAAACACAAAAGATATATGACAATACAGGAGCTGACGCAGCACAAAAATTGGCGGCAGGTTTGTATTCACGTACAGTTAACCCAGCTTCAAAATGGTTTTATATAACTTTAGAAGAGCCTGATGAAGATTTGGAAAAGAATACAAAAGTTGCTACATGGTTTGATATAGCACGTGATAGAGCACAAAGTACTATTAATAAACGCGGTACTGGAGCTTTATATCAAGCATATTGCGATTTGACTTCATTATGTAATGCTGTAATATTTACTAATGAAGACGCTGTAAATGGTGTATCGTTTAGAACATTCCCTATTGATACAGTAGATATTGCTGAAGACTATAGAGGTGTAGTTGATACAGTTTATCGTAAGTTTGATATGACTCTACGACAAATTGAACAAGAATTTCCAGGGAAATTGCCTTATGATAAAAAACAAAAAATGGAAGATGACCCTGACGCGAAAGCTGAAGTACTTCACGTGGTCGGACCTCGCGAGAAATATGACCCAGATAAAATTGACAATCTTAATATGCCAATTGAGTCTATTTATATATTATGTGAAGATGAGATTGTATTGCAAGAAAGCGGTTACCCAGAAATGCCGTATGCTGTTGCGAGACTTGAAGTTCTTGCAGGAGAACTTTATGGAAGAGGACCTGCAACAATAGCATTACCTGAAGTTAAGTCTTTAAATGAAATGGCTAAACTTCAATTAGATGGTTCTAATATGAGATTAAGACCACCTCTTGATGTACCTGTTAACGCATATATCAATCCTATTGAATTAATTCCGGGATATAAAAACCTTAACCAAGATGAAGGTGGTCGTAGAGTTACTGCTTTGAATGTATCTGGTGATTTACAATATACTGCAAAAGATATTGAATTACAACAAAATAAGGTTAAAGAAATTTTCTACAATGACCAATTGTATTTGAGAACAAATGCTGAAATGACAGCAACTGAAGTTCAGAAACGTTCTGAAATTCAAATGCAATTAATGGGACCATGGCAAGGTAGACTTGAGTTAGAATTGTTTGAACCGTTGATTAATCGTATTTTAGGCATTCTTATCCGTTCGGGTGAGATACCTCCTCCACCACAAGAATTGCTCGAACAAGCTGAGGAAGAAACTTTAAGTGGAAAAGCTAAAGAAGGCCAACAGCTTACTGAAAAGCAATTGGAAAAACAACGTCAAAAATATTCTACTCGAACTTTGAAAATTGTCTATGACAGCCCTCTGGCCAGAGCACAACGTCTTGTAGATGTTCAAGTAATTGACCAGGTAAAAGCTTCTGTAGCTCAATCTATGCAGCTTAATCCACAAGGTGCTCAAGCCCTTATGGCAAGATTTGATTTTACAAAAATGGAAGTTGATAGAGCAAGAGCTTTAGGATTACCTGCTAAATATATTATCTCTGATGAAGATTATGCACAAGCACAACAGGCTCAACAAGCTCAAATGCAACAAATGCAGCAAATGCAGATGATGCAACAAATGGCTGATATGGGACAAAAGATTGGTAATACACCAGGTGGTGAAGCTGTGACACAAAGTCTATTTGGACAGTTAGGTGCACAATTAGGCGAAGCTACAGGGGAACAAGTTGCGGCAAATGGCTAGAATGTTATATAATATAATTATGAGTTTAAAAGGACTATTGAAAAAGGGCGATAATGCCCGTTATAATAAAAGACTTGCGCAATTGCACCAAGAAGTTTTTGGTACAGCTGCAGGTAAACAATTACTTCAAGATTATATGAATAGATTTCATGTAATGGGTACACCTGACGCTAAAACTGATAGAGAACAGTTTATGAATGATGGTATGCGTGTAGTAGTGCAACACATGCTTGCATATACTTGTTGCAATCCAAATGATTTTTTAAACAATATACAAGATAACTTTGAAGACTAAGGAGAATTTTATGACAGGTGAAGGACAAGACCAAGGACAAGGAAATTTCCAAGGACAGGGCAGCGGACAAGCTGACCAAGGTCAAGGTAATTTTCAAAGTCAAGGGCAAGGACAGTTTGGAGATGGCCAAGGTAACTATCAAGGCCAAGGTGGTAGTGATGACGCTAAAATGTTTAGATATTCAGATACTACTTCAATGCAAGAGTTTTTTAGAGACTATCCGCAATATGCGAATAATCCTAATTTTACAAAATATAAGACAGTTAAGGATTTCGCTTCAGGCTATGAGTCTCTAGTATCTAGACTTGGTACAGCAGTAAACATTCCTAACCAATATTCAACTCAAGAACAAATTGATGAATTTTATAATAAGTTAGGAAGACCTGAGTCAGCAGATAAATACCAATTCCAAGACAAATTACCAGAAGGTTTTGAAATTGATGAAAAACTTGATGCTAGCTACAGAGACCTTGCTTATCAAATTGGTTTGACAAGCACTCAAGCACAAAAGTTAAGAGACTTCTATAATAGTGCAGTTGAAGCTGCTTATTTAGGAAATCAAAAAGAAGTTCAAACTCGTTTAGCTCAAGTACATGAGCAAAATGTTAATGAAATAAAAGAAATGTGGGGCGGCGATTATAAAGCAAAAACCAAAATCGCTATGAACACAGCAAGAGCAGTTTTAAGCCAAGACACCCTAGACTATCTGGATGCTACAGGCTTAGGAAATAATGCAAAATTAATTGCAGACTTCTATGAACTTTCTAAGAAATTAAGTGGGGACAATCATCTTGTTGATGGTGGTGGATATACTCCAGAAGAACCTACACTTGAAAACTTAGAGTCAGAGTCTATGAAAATCTTAAGAACGCCGAATTGGATGAATGACCCGGCACTTAAGCGCAGATACGAGGAGCTAACTCAACAGAGAGCGGATATTCTGTACAAGTAGCAGTGAGTAAGGGATACCGATTTACATCGCCTCTGAAAGCTTTTAGTCTGATATAGCGCCCATAAAATGGATACCGTGAAGTAGGACAAGCGTTGTATTAATTAGAAGTAAAAGGAGAAACCACAAATGGCAGACTCAACTATTCCAAACAGTTTTAAAGTCGCGTTTGATGACCAATGTAAATTGGTATACCAAGACCGCGGCGGAAGACTTAGACAGTGTGTCAGAAGTAAACAAACAGATGGCACAGAAGAAACTTTCTACCGTTTAGGTAAAGGTGAAGCAAAAGATAAAGAACGTGGAGCTAAAGTGCCTCGTTTGAATTTAGACAGAATTCCTACAAAGGTTAAATTGGCTAAAAAATATGCTTCAGAAGCAATCGATGACCTTGATACTAAAGTTCAGGCATACGATGAAATGCCTAAAATCGCTGAGTCAGTTGTTATGGCTTGTACTCGTGCTCAAGACAATATGATTAAAACTGCAATTGAAGAAAAAGCAGAAGAAGTCGGAAATGTTATTGCACACGGTAATACAGGCTGGACTTTAGCAAAAGTTAAACAATTGCACAGACAGTTTGGTAGAAACCACATCTTTGACTCAGGTACAGGACGTAACTTCGTATTCACAACTTCAGTAGGTTTTGAAGATTTGTTGGATATTGAACAACTTTCCAATGTAGATTGGATTGGACCTGGCGAAATGCCATTCCGTATGGCAGGTCTTAGAGGCTTCAGATGGTACGGATTTGAATGGTACACTTGGGACGCCTTGAATATCGATGATGATGAAATTTCATACTCATTGGCATTCAACTCTGAATGTGTAGCGTTTGCATACGCAGCTGATTTGTCTACTAAGATTTACTATGATGAAGACACTGATGAACACGTAGCAAAAGCAAAATTCTATGCTGGTGCAGGTGTAATCGATGAACAAGGCATCATGGTTATCCAAAACGATGAGTCAGTAGCATAGACTTAACTATGCAAAACAAATTGACAGGTTGGCGGAGTTACTCCCGCCTCCTGGTTAATTTGAGAGTGTACAATTAATTAAGGAGAATACAAAATGGCATTTTTATTAGAACGCTTTGATGTAATCAAACAGAATTATGATAAAACCGGCTTGTATATGTATCATGACACAGTAGGTACTACTGCAGAAGACCCTAGCTCAGGTGTAAAAGGAGACTTGCTTGCAACAATCACTGCAGCTAACTTCTTTAATGCAGTAGCTGAAACTCTTCAGGTACCTGGCGCGTTGATTATGATTACAGCTACAGATGGCGCAGGCTTATACAAAGTAACTCAGGTATATGACAGTTCAACTGGCAAACCTGCAGTTACGGTAGTAGCAGCTCAGTCGGCAGCTAATGTAGGAAGTTAGAATACATCTAATTAAGCCCCGAGCAATTGGGGCTTAATTTTAATTTAAAGACAAGGAGAAAATGAAATGGCTTTAGAAAAAACTGTTAGAAGTAAAATTGTAAGACAGGAATTGGACCTAATTATGGCAGGTCCACATTTTGGTATGTATTCAGCTAAAGTTAAATACTTGCCAGCAAATATTGAAAAACCTGATTTCTTTAATTTGTGCTATAGCACTTTGAAGAAAGGTGATGAAATCTCTGTTTTGACTATGCGCAAAACTAAAGATATAAAAGAATGTTTTGAAGTATACTACAAATTCTTAGTAGTAGGCGTTGATACTGAAGCTAAAAAAGTAGATGTACTTATGATTAAGAAAGTTGATTTACTTAATCCTGATGAAGCAGTTGATGTAGAAGGCGTTGACCCTGCAGTACTTAATTCAGCAATTATTAAGATTGTTGACGCTAAGGTTAAGCCTCTTGCAGATGAATTTATGGCTCTTAAAGAAGCTTATGAAAAATATACATCTGAAACAGATGACCAATTAGAAGAGATTGAAAATAACATTGAAGCTCTTCAAATGGCAGCTACAGAAGAAACTGCTGAAGCTATTAATGAAGAGTAACTAGGAGAAAGCAGTGGCAGCAGATTTAATTGACGACATTTTAATAGTAAATAAGGCATTAATCAAGATAGCAGAAACACCTATCGACTCTCTGGAAAATGCTGAGAATAAAGCCTCAAGAACCATGCATACATTATTGCCTCAAGCAAAACGCTACGTATTTAGGTTACACCCATGGAATGCTCTTAGAGAACGCTCTGTTGTAGTTTTATCTGCTGAAACTCCTGCTTTCGGTTATAAATATAAATATGCCTTACCTGCAGATTGTTTACGGCCATTAGCTATTCAAACCGATAGAGGAGATTTTGTACCTTTCTATGAAGCAAGTTATGGAGGGTCATTACCTGGAGATAAGCAATTTGTAGTTGAAGGCAAATACATTTTAACAGATACCGAGCCAAGTAATCAAAACAATTTAGGGCAAACTGGATTAAATTTTGTATATACAAAATTGCCAGATAACCTGAATATACTTGATGGTAATCTAGTTGAATTATTAGCTTTTTATTTAGCTATTGAGACTGCGTATACTTTTACAGGTTCTGTAAATTTAAAGCAACAATTGATAGCTGAGCAAAAAGAATGCTTAAAAATTGCTAGAGCAAATAATGCTCAAGAAATAGCACCAGGAATTCCAATTGGAACAGTTATAGGAGCTCATTGGTAATGCCTACAGTAAATCCAGCGTTAACTCAATTTAATACAGGTGAAATTACGCCATTTTTAGGTGGCCGTACAGATTTTAGTAAATATCCTTCAGCTGCTACATATTTGGAAAATTGCTTACCTTTAGTATATGGGCCTTTTGTTAAAAGGTCCGGTACTCGTTATGTAGCTCCGATAAAAATACAAAATTCAAAGACATTATTGAAGCCTTTTATTTTTAGTAGAACTCAAGCCTATACTTTAGAAATTGGAGTAGGTTATATACGTTTTCATACTAAAGGCGGTACCATTATTGATGATGAAGGTTTGATTGTTGAAATAGCTACAGAGTTTACTGCAGATGATTTAGATAATTTAGATTTTGCTCAATCTAATGACTTTTTATATATAGCTTCAGGTAGATTACCTTTGAAGGTATTAAAGCGTTATAGTCATACAAATTGGGTATTAGAAAATGTAGAATTAATTGATGGCCCTTATCAAGATGAAAATATTGATAAAAGTATTACAGTAAAAGCTTCAGCAACAGCTGTAGGCGGAGCTACTACATTAACTGCAAGTAAAGATTTATTTACTGCCGATATGGTAGGTTTACCTATACGTTTAAGAAAAGTTGCTGTAGGGTCTTCTAGTACTGATGCAATAGGATGGGCTACAATTACTGAGTATGTAGACGCTAAAACTGTTAAAGGCTTAGTTGAAGAGCAATTTTTTGATACTGAAGCAACTTATGCTTGGAGACTTGGAGAATTTTCTGCAGAACGCGGCTATCCTAAAAAAGTTACTTTGTATAAAGGTAGATTATGTTTAGCTTCAACTGATAAAATGCCTAATACAATATGGCTATCTAAATCAGACTCATACCATGATTTCGGGCCTACTAATTTATTAGATAATGAAGTAGTAGATGATAGCTCAATTACACTAACCATGGCTGCTTCAGAAACTAATCAAATTCAATGGATGACTGCAATGCGCCAATTATTTATTGGTACATTAGGTGCTGAATTTCGTATAGGTGTTGCAAATGAAACTCTTACTCCAACTAATGCTTCTTCAGAAGAGGTATCACAATATGGCTCTACTACAACAAAGCCTTTTAAATATGCAAATGAGCTAATCTATATTCAACAAGCAGGTAGAAAAGTTAGAACTATGTACTATGATTTAAGTACAGATGCCTATAACTCGACTAACCTATCTTTGTTCGGTGAACATTTAACATTTTCAGGTATTGCCGGATTAACTCAACAAATTGAGCCATATTCTACTTTATGGCTATGGCTAAATAATGGAAATCTTCGTACAATAACTTACCAGAAAGACCAAGGAGTTGTTGCTTGGGGTAGACAAACATTAGGCGGAAGTAGAGTTAGTGTTTTAAGTGGTTGTACAATTCCTTATGCTGAAGAGAACCGTGACCAAACCTGGCTCCTGGTTGAACGTTGGATTAATGGACAATTTGTTCAGTATATCGAAGTTGTTGAAAAGATTTTTGATGACCAAGTTACTCAAGAGCAAGGTTATTTTGTTGATTGTGGGGGTACTTATGATAATCCTGTAGCCATTGAGAATATCGAAGCTTTTGAAGATATTACAATTTTTAAATCAACAAATCATGGGTTAGAAACTGGAATGAAGATTAGAATATCTGATATAGACCCAGCTTCTAGTGAAAATAGTGTTCAACATGATTATTCATTTTTTAATGAGTCATCTCATTTTATAACAGTTTTAGATGAAAATAGATTTTGTATTGGATTAGACACTAGAGATTGGTTGCCATATATAAGTTGGCAACATGGTGTATATAGAGTATATGTAGACTCAATTGTACAAGGTTTAGACCATTTAGAAGGCGAAACAGTTTGGGCTGTAGTAGATGGGGCCATAAGCCCTAAACGTAAAGTAGTAAATGGTTCTATACAGTTAGACTCACCAGGAACTATAGTACATGTTGGTTTACCTTATACTAGTAGGTATAAATCAATTAGATTGGATGTTGCTTTAGGCCAAAATAATGCACTAGCTTCTAAACAGCGTATTCACCATTTATATGTAAAAACACATAGAACAAATTACTTTTTATATGGCTCAAATTCAGCTACTGAATTAATGCCGGCAAGGCGCTATACTATAGACTCAATGGATGAAGCACCAAGGCTTCGGTCAGAACTATTAGAAATTCCTTTTGAAGCTAATTGGACAAGAGAGCCTTATATTACAATTGAAAGTGATTTGCCGTTACCATTATGTATTTTAAGTATTACTACACAAATGTCATTAAATCAATAAAGGAATTTTAAAGAATGTTTGAATTAGAAAGAATTAGACCAGAGCATTTTGATGAAATCAAAGGACAAGAGTCTCAAATTTATTTTAGTAATTTGCTATTAAAACACCCTGAGTATAAAGAAATGATTTGCAAGCAGAGCATAGGGCGTGCCGGTCGGCTAGATGGTGATATAATAGCAATATGCGGTATTACTTGCGTAACTGAATATTTAGGCGAAGGTTGGGCATATTTCTCTAAAGACTTACCTAAAGGTTCAATCAAAGTAATAAAAGCAATAAAAAAATTCATCAATTCGCAAAAGCAATTCAGACGAATTCAATGTACAGTTGATGTACATAACACACAGGCAATAAGGTTTGCAGAAGTTTTAGGCTTTAAGTTTGAAAGTATACTAAAATCTTATGGGCCAGATGGACATGACCACGCAATGTTCACAATCATTAGAAGAAACTTAGATTGGGAGGTACAGGACTAAATGGCTACCATAGCTTTACTAGCAGCTTCAGTGGCAATCGCAGCAACAACTACTGCGATACAAGTATCACAGCAAAACGCTCAAATAAAATATCAACAAGAAGCTGAGCGTCAGAACGCCATTGCTGCTCAAAATAAAGCTGCGGCAGAAATGAAGACCAGACGTACTGAAGCAAGTAGACAACAAGCAGCTACTAGAGCAAAAATGGCTGCTTCGGGCGTAGACTCTACTTCAGGCTCTTTCCTGGATTTAGTTGGTCAAGGTGCAGCTGCTGGTGAGTTAGATGTACTTAAAGCTAAACACGATGGAGATATTCAATCTTGGAGTTTGAATAATAAAATTAATGAGCTTGAAACTCAGAAGAAAAATGTTTGGCTTGAAGCAGGCCTTGCAGGAGTTCAGGCAGGTGTTAAGACTGCCGTAAAAATGGATGTAGGTAGGGGTCCTAAAGCAGCCAAGGATGCTGATAATTTGACTTCAGGTAATAGTGGCTTTAAGGGAGTAGCTGCTATGGAAGGGACTATAGCATAATGAAAATTAGTGTATATCAGGAACAGTATAAAAGTGGACAAGCACACCATGACCCGGGGAAAATTGGATTTGGGTATGATGTTGAAAGCTTTAGAAATTTAGGTAATACATTAGTAAATGCTTTATATGAGAAGTTAGAAAATGATGATATTGCAAGTTCTGCTCGAATAGAAGCTGATACAATGTTAGCTGCGAATGAAATGTATAGGGACTTTGAAGCTAATGCTGACCCTGATAATTTTGATGGAGATATTGGAACTCAACAAGCTAATATACAGAATTTAATTCAACAGCAGTCTCAAAAATTTAAGCTACCTAAATCTCAAGCAGCTTTTGTTGAAAAAATGACTAGAGGTTTAGAAGAACCATATATGGGCAAAACTCTAAACTATAGTTATACTTTACAAGAAGAGCAATTTAAGAAAAATATTCAAGAAGGTTTTGATGCTCAAAAAGCCCAGTTATTGGCAAGAAACTCTTTTATAACTGTTGAAGATGTTATGTCAAATATAAGAGCTTCAAGTATAGCCTTAGCTCAAAAGTATCATATTCCTCAAGATAACTTACAAGAATACTTAGATAAACAGAATACAAGTATTGTAAAATCTTATGCTTATGGTATGGTTGATAAAGACCCTGCTTTAGTTAGAGATTTACTTGTTGGTAACAGCTTTGATAAATTTAGAGCCTATAAAGAGTCACAAGGCCAAGGATTTTCTATGGATGATTTTTGGCAAAATACTGAATTACAAGAAGAGTATAGAGATTCTGATTTTGGAGCTAAATGGACAGAAGCAGTAAAATATCTTGATTATGACACTCGTGTAGGTTTATGGAAAATGGCTAATAATGAGTTATCAAGACAAGAAAAAGAAGCTGCTAAACAACGTTTACTTGAAAATAGTATGAGTGATTGGGAGCTTGATAAACAGTTACAAGCTGCAAAAGCCCAAGCAAAGAAAGATGGCAGATTACTGCTTAAAATAATTGGAAACACTAAAGTTACTTATGAAGATGACGACGCTTTAGGTACTAAAGGTCAAGCTATTTCAATGGGGCAAATTTCTTTAGGGCATATTAGTAAAGGTAATTATGTTACTCAAAATGCTAAAGATTTTGCTGGCGGTATTTCTGGTAGTATTTCAGCTAGAGGCTATAAGACAGTATTAACTTCAAATGTTCGTCCAAATGATTATGACTCAAAACATAAAGATGGCTCAGCTTGTGATATACAAGTAATGGGTAAAGATGGAAAATTAAGTGAGCAAGGCTCAATTGAAGCATATAAAACTGCTGTTAAACTCTATGGAAATAATATGAGAAAAGGCGGTACTTTGTTTGAAGTAGACCCGTCTAGACTACAAAGTATTAAAGCTCAATTAGAGGCTGAAGGAGTAGATACTTCTTATGTAAATTGGGCTCAATCAGCAAAATATGGTGCTGACGCACTAAGAGAAAACCGTCAGCATATACATTTCGGTATAGACAGAGACGCTAATTATAGAGTGTCAAATTCAGGTAAAGGTGTTGAATATCAGTTTAAAACTCAATATGGTAAGCAACGCTATTTACAGAAACGTGCTGCAGGTAAGAGCCCTCAAGAAGCTTATGACGCAGCTCGTCAGGGTGAGTTAGAAATATTTACAGCAATGGCTGAGCATAATTTAACTAAAGGTATTGTTCAAACTAAAAATTCAGACGGTACTCTCCTGGACCCTGCTTTTTATGGCAGAGAGTTACAAAGACAAAAACAGGCAATTACTGCAGATAAAAATATGCCTGATACAGATAGAATTATTGCTTTAGCAGCTATTGAAAAAGCAGAAAATAATTTGCCAAAATTACAACAAATGTATAGAGAAGATACTTTTACATTTATGATTGAGACTGGGCAAGCAAAAACTCCAGAAGAGGCTGCAATAATGCAGATGAAGAATTATGGAATATCTTCTGAAGAAGTAATGATGATGTCAAATGAAGAGGCTAAAGTTAAAGCTGACCAATTGATAAATAAATTACCGCCAGAACAGGCAGTAGCTTATGTTAAAAGTAATGCAGTAAATCCAGCAACTTTAAGACAGATTGGTAAATTTATTGAAGATGACTCAAAAGGTAATTTGATTTTATATTCAGCAATGGCAACTCCTACTATGACAGGCCAAATAATCTCTGCATTAAAAGATTGGGATAATGTAGATAAGGCTATTAAGCAAAATCCTAAGATGTTTCCAACTAATTGGAAAGCTCAAGTTATTGGAGATTTTCAAAAGAATAATACTATTAAATCATATTTGGCTGATGTAGCTAAAACTAATCCACAAGAGTCTACAAAATTGCTAGACGCTATGGCTTCTATTTATGCTGCAAGAGTTTATGCAGGAGCTACAGATAAAAAAGCTTTAATTGACGATATTGCAAAAAATTTAATTGGAGCTAATTTTAATACAGTTACAGTAGATACTCCAAGGCAGGGAAAAACTTCTTTAAATGTAGCTACTTCATTTCAAGGCAATGATTTATATAAAATCAAACGAGTAAGTGATATGGCTTCTAAAATAGGAGTAAATCCTGACGCTATTGGATTAGTTAGAGGCTTGGCAACTGGTACAGGTAGTGCAGCTTCAAAAGCTTTAGCTGAAGAGTCAAATATTGCTAGAAGACACGAACTTGACAGTATGATAAAAACTTCTAAGTTAAGTAGCACACCAGATGGTTTAAATGCAATGTGGACTTGGGAAGACGCTAAAGGTATTGCAGCTGGTTCAGCAATGTATAATGGTTCTACAGGTAAACCATTACAAATGCCTTATAGAGAATTGAAGCAGATATATGATGAAGCTTATAGTTTAACAGAGTCTTGGCGAAATAAAGGTAAAGACCAATATGATAGACCTTTAAATACATATAGTATTCCAGGTGGTGGAAAATATCATAGTATATATGGAACTTCACAGGCAAAAGCTATGGATGCTGCTATTGAGCATTTATTAACTACAAAATACTCCTGGTTAAATAGGACTGAATATACTAATATAAAAAATAAGTCATCAGCTACAGGCGGAGCTGCAAATATTTATGGGTTTAACTATAAAGGTAACATAGATTTGACAAATCGCCCTAGAGTACGTAATTCTGATGGCTCTATTAGTACAGTTAGAAGTATATCATACTCAGCAACTATAAATGGTAAGCAAAAAGAAATTTTAATTCCAACTGTTAGCGATGAAGGTAAAATTTTAAGCAATGAAGAGGCTATAAAATATTGGAAAGCTAAAGGAAAACATTTAGGCGTGTATAACTCTAGAAAAGAAGCGAATAATGCTGCAAGAAAATTACATGAGCAACAAGCAGAATTTTATGGGATATAATTATGGCAGAATTAGATAAAATACAATCAGACCAAAATAGTGCAAATATGCTTGCTTGGGAACAGGGCGGAGTTAAAACGCCTTTCACTTTAGAAACCAACAGAAAATCATTATTTGAAGAAGCTGATTTAATTCAAAATCAGCCGTATTCTAATTGGGAAACTTTTAAACATTCTGGCAAAAATATGTTTGAAGACACTACCATAGGTGTTATGCAACGTCACGCCGATATTGATAATGCTCGTAGAACTGAGGACCGTTTTGGTAATACTATTGATAATCCGCTATTATCAAGAGAAGAAGCAAATCAACGCTACTCGCAATATGGAGTAACCTTTAGCTCAGATATTCGTCTTAATGAGGCAGAAATAATTGCAGCAAGGAAAATTAGAGAAACTGCTTTGAAACAAAGACTACAACAAACAGAAGGCGATTTTATGTCTGGAGCTTCTTCGTTATTGGGAGGTATGGCAGGAGCTATGCTCGACCCTATAAATATCGCTACAATGTTTATTCCAGTTACAAAAATAATACCAGCTTTAAAAGGTTTAGAAACTGCAGGGCTTATGGGTAAAACCGCAGTAAGAGGCATTGATGGTTTAGTAATGAACTCATTAGTTGAACCGCTACCTCTCTGGATGGCTGGGGTTGACCAAAGAGACTATACTATGGCTGACTCATTATTTAATGTTACAGCAGGCGGTTTGTTTGGTGCAGGTATTGGAGCTTTTACTGAAGGCGTTAGGCTACTAGGACCTGGAGAAAAATTTAATGCAGGTTTAGCAGCTTCTATTGATTTTGCAAATAACAGAGGTTATGATACTTTACTAGATTTTCAAAAGAAAAATCCAGCAATTACTTCAATGGCTTATGATGATTTAGTAGCTATGCCAATAGATAAACTAAGTATAGCACAAGATGGAAGCCATGTAGCAGTAAGACTTGCTGAAGAAGGACCGTTATCTAGAGTAGTAGGTTATGGTACAGATTTAGAAACAGCAAGAACAAATTTACGTAAACAAATAGGAGCATTATTAGATGATGACAGCATTTATAGTGGCTATCGTATTGACGACGGCATTGATGCTTTTTATAGAGCACTAGAACAATCTAATGATAATTTTAATTGGTTACCTAAATGGCTTAATACTTTACAAAATAAAGCATTAAAAAATGGATTATCATTAGAAGAGTACGTAGCTAAACAAACTAATAATTTTACTGATTTTACTAAACTTGTAAAGCGTGCTGAGCAATCAAGAGTTATGCAAGTTAGGTTTGGTGAGCTATCTGGAGATGCTTTAGATGATGCAATTGAAAAAGGTGCAGAGCAGATTACTGCTTATGCCCAATTAAAAGATGCCTTTGCAGCTAACCCTAAAAATAAAATTGATTATAAAACTTTCATAGGAGATTTACGAGAAAAAGATTTTTCTCAAAATCAAAAGCTAAATGAATTCAAAACTATGGAAGACAATATTCAACGTATGCGTGAAGAAGCAAATGGTCTAAAAATGCAGCTAGATAACCGCGAACTAACTACAGACCGCGATTTTTTAAGTAAACAATTAAACGATTTAAATGCTTCTATAAAAGTCCAAGAAACCGATTTAAACGCTTTTCGCAAAACTTCGAACATAGATACTTGGAAACATGACGCAGGTAATATCGAGACATTAGAAGCTATGCGAGCAAAACTTGAAGAAGACCCTAGAACTTTTAATGATGTTAAAGAGCAGCTATATCGTCAGTTAAATGATGAGTCAGGCAAAACTTGGGATACATCAGACTCTATCCTGGATGACTTGAGTATTGATGAAGCTGATTTAGGTGACGCAAATAAAGTAGCTGCCCTTCAAGAAGAAATTGATATTGCTACTAGTGATATTAAGCTTGCATTAACTTCAAATAGGTTTACTAAAGAAGAGATTGCTGCATTAGGAATTGACGCTGATGGACAATCTATAGAAATGCGTAGAGCCGATAAGCGAATTCAGGATATGGATAATTTTAGTAAAGCTGCAGAAGACTATGCTGCTTGTAGACGTACGGAGGTAATATAATGGCTATTTCAAAAGGCGTATGTGTAATGGCTTTGAAAACTGTGGCTGAGGAGTATCTTGACCCGGCTGAAGTTGATAATTTTATACTTGAACATGAAACCCGTGTTAAAGAGCTTATGGCTCAAGAAACTTTGTTACAACAAGCTGAAGCAGAAACTCGTGTTGCAAAAGAAATGGCTGATGAAATTAAAGCTGAAGCAGTTTTAGCTAAACGTAATGCAGCAAAGCAAACATTAGTAACTTTGCGTAGGTTAAATTGGATTAAAGAAAATTATAAGCCCAGTGAATACAATGAGGCTTTAAAACACATGCTTGGCGGAACTGTTGGTAAATTTAGACCTGGAGCTTCTAACTCAGTAGCGAAACGTATGGATGCTATGATGCAAAAAGCTGAAGCAAGTTTTATAGCAGAATTGCAGAAAAACAACTATGCTAAATTTTTTGCTGACCCTAAAAATGAACAAGCAATTATGATTGAGTTACATGAGCTTAGACCAAACGGTCAGCCAGGTAGAAGTGGCAGCGAAGTTGCAAAAGAAATTGCAGCAATAATGGAACGTCATCAAGAATTCTGGAGACAAGAAGCAAATAGAAATGGAGCATTCATAGAGAAACTCCCTGGTTATAGTATTGCACAAACACACGATGTTGCAAAATTAGCTCCCCGTAAGGGCGAGTCAGTAGATGACGCTTTTAATCGTTGGGCTAACGATATTAAACCATTATTAGATTGGGGTAGAACTTTTAGAGGTATGAAAGCTGATAAGGTTCTTAGAGAAATTTGGGATGGCTTATCAACTGGTGTACATTTAGATTATACTACTGGTATAGGTATTGCTACAGGTGGCAATAGAGCTCAAAGATTAAGTAATAGTAGAAAATTACATTTTAAAGATGGAGAAGCTTTTTATCAATATAACCAAAAGTATGGTATGGGAAATCTAGTTTATGGTTATACTAAAGGACTAGAAAGGCTTTCAAAAAATTCAGCTTTAATGGGTGAGATGGGTGTTAATCCTCAAAAAATGATTGATGACCTTTATACAGCTTTAAAAATAACTTCTTCACGCTCAAAAGATGTTTCAGCACGTAGAGCAATGTCTTTGGGAGATATGGAAACTCACTGGGATGTTGGTGTACGTAATTTGTTTTTAGAAGTGACTGGGAAAAATAAAGTACCTGGAAACCAAACATTTGCACAAGTTGCTCAAATGATTAGAGGTATAAATTCTATGTGTAGATTAGGTATGGCTACAATTTCGTCATTCTCAGATATTGCTACACAAGTAAATGCTGCAACTTTTATGGGGATTTCTAGAAGTGAAGCTTTAAAGAATATGGCTAGGACTTTAACTGATATTACTCGTAAAGGCTTATCTCCAGCAGAAAAACAAATGTTGTCTAGTTTTGGTTTGCTTTCTGAAAACTTAATTGCTAACTTGCATGATGCTATAAATGCTGGAAATATGGGTAATGGTTGGTTAGCAAAAACTCAAAATAGATATTTTAGAATGATTGGTTTAGACTGGTGGACTATTTCATTAAAGAAATCAATGGCATTGTCAATAAATCACGATTTAGGAGAGTTTTTAGCTAAAGGTAAAAGTCTAGGTGATTTAAATCATAGAATGGTTGATTTGTTATCTTCATTTGGTATTGGAGAAAAAGAAGTAGCTCTTTTAAAACAAATGCCTTTAATTCATGAAGGCAATAGAGTATTTATAGACTCAAATTATGTACATCAAATACCAGAAGAGTCTATTGCAAAATACTTAGGTATTACTAAAGGTACTGAAGGTTATGCTACAAGAATTCGTGACGCAAAATTTGAACTTGAAACAAAACTTAGAACTTTTGTATATGATAGAGTAACAGCTGGCGTAATTGAGCCTGATACAGTAACTCATGCTTGGTTAAATCAAGGAACCCAGGTTGGCACTATACCTGGTGAAGCCTGGAGAAGTATGACTCAGTTTAAATCTTTTGCAGTATCTATAATAACAAGAATTGTTAACCCATGGTTATTTAATACAACTGGGGCAGAGCGAGTTATGGGATTAGCTGAATTAATGTTAACCACTACGGCTTTAGGTTATTTAGCAATGTCTTGTAAAGACGCTGTTAGAGGTAAAACACCAATGCCTTTAAATGAAAAATCTGTAATGAGAGCTATGCTACAGGGTGGAGCTTTAGGGTTGTTTGGAGATATACTATTTGGAGATGCAGACCAAGCGTCATTTACAGGTTCATTACTAGGGCCTACTGCAGGCATGGTTGATGACTTATACCACGTATATGCGTATGCCCGTGAAGGCAACGAGCATACTGCTTCTGAGGCTATTAAACGCTTTAGAAACTATCTCCCTGGACAGAATATTTTCTGGGTAAAACTTCCATTAGATTATTTACTAATGTATAGACTCCAAGAATATGCTAATCCAGGATATTTACAACGATTAGAGCGAAATTTATATAATAAGACTGGTCAAGAATATTGGTTATCACCTGGGACTTTTGTGAACTAGGTGTACAAGTCGGCTAGAATGTTATATAATAAAAATAAGGAGATACTATGAAACTTGTTGATAAAATTATTGATAGTACTTGGATAGATTTATCTGAAATAGCTGAATTTCAGCCTGGTGATAAACTTGAGTTATATAATGCTGGAGTTAATGCCTCTGAAATACATTTTACAGAAAATAATAGTATTCCAGTACAAGGTACTTTTTACAAGATTATTAAACCTCAAACAGGACTTACTATTACAGTAGGTCAACAGCCTTTATATGTAAAGGCTGGATTTAGAGTGGCTAGTTTAATGTTAAATAAAATTGAGGTGTAATAATGACAGTACAGGCACAGAATTCTACACAGTATTATGAAGGTCCAATAGCAGTTGATACTATACTTTCTATTACTGAATTTACTTTTATTGATAATTCTCATGTATCTGCAAAAGTGCGTGGAGAAAGTTCCACTTGGGAATATGGTGTTGATTATTTAGTAGCTGGTGCAAATACTTTAAATAGGACTTTGACAGTTAAGAAGGCTGTACCTGAGGGTTCTGTATTAGCTATTTATTTAGATGTGCCAATTACACAAGGAATTTCTCCAGAAGAAGGTGGAAATTTTCCAGCTTCAACAAATGAATTTGTTTTAGATAAGTTAACTCATATTTGTCAAATGTTGGATGAACGTTTAAAACGTTCATTACAAATATCTATAGATACACCATTTTCTGGTACTTTACCGCAGCCTGAGCCTAATAAAGCTTTAAAGATTAATGCTGAGGGTAATGGTTTTGTAATGTCAGATTATGACCCAGATACAGCTTTAGTAACTACAGAAGAATTTAAAAATCAGGCGCAAGCTGCAGCACAAGCAGCTGCAAATTCACAAGCTAAAGCTCTTGAAAGCGCAAATAATTCAGCCAGCTCAGCTACTCAAGCCCAGGCTATTGTAGATAATGGACAAGTTTCCATAAATTCTACAGTAGCCCAGGGGGAGAGTACTATTGCTAGTGCTGTAGCTACAGAACAACAAAATATAACAAATATAGGAAATACTGCAACTAACACAATAAATCAAGCTGTAAATGAATTTAAAACTTATATGAATGAAAATCCCTTTAGTGGTAAAACTATTGGGGAAATGTTTTATACTTGGCGTACTGATGAAATAAACGGCGCTTATGGTTGTAATGGCCAGGAATTTGCAGCTTCATTGTTTAGCGGAGATAGTAATCCTTATAATTTGCTTGTAGAAGGTAAACTTCCTTCAAAAACTTATGAAGAATATCAACAAGAATTAGAAGACAATAACGGAGTTTGTGGCTATTTTGGTATTGATACTACAAATCAAAAATTTAAACTTCCTAAACTAAATGAAGTTTGGGTTGAAGCTGGAGATTTAACTACTTTAGGTCAATATTTGCAAGCAGGTTTACCTAATATTAAAGGGTTTGATATGCTCACTTGGACAGGTGAGCATAATGGTATTGTTAATAATGCCAATGCAAGAGGAGGTGCATTTAAACTACCGACACACTCAAATGACAATATTTTTGGAGGTGCTCCGGTTACAAACACATATAAGTCAATGGCGCCTAGAGGTGTTGAATTTGATGCTAACCTTTCATCACCTATTTACCAAGATAGTGTTGATACCGCACAAACAAAATCAATAAAACTTCGTCCTATGGTACAATTAGCGACTTCCGCAACAGAAGTATCATTTGCTGATTATGCTGCACAATTTACAAATGCTTTAAATCAAGCTATAAATACTTTAAGCTCTTCTGGTCAGGAGTATTTACAAGATTTGACTCCAAATAAGTTTGTAGAATTTGCGGATAGACGCAAAATAAAAATTGCTAAAAATACTTTTTTAAAACTTGAGGCTAAAAACTATACTATAGTAGGAAGTCCTATAGTAACAGAAACTAATATTGCTAGTGGTTTTACTAAAGACAATTATATAAAAACTAAATTAAGTACTAAAGAAACAATTACTTCTCTTAAGTATAGTATACAAGGCAATTTTTCATTAGAAGCAAATGAGGCTTCAAGTACTAAAGTAATGTTGACTATTACTCCGACTTTAAAGTTAGGATTTAATAATTTAGGTACTAGCGTAGTAGTAGTAGACGAAGAAATAACTAATTCAGAACAGAATACTAGTCATATATTTACTTTAGATAACGCTTTATTAGAGAATGATTTAGTATTATTTGAAGCTGAGCTATTGCCAAATAGCTTAAATATCAAAGTTTACATTAATAATGAGCTAAAATGCTCAGAGTCAATTCAATTATCTTTAGATTTAGCCAGTATTGCAGCTAGTGAAAATTGGTTAGGAACTTTAGATATTTATAGTTGGACTGGCTCAATAGATTTAAAAGCTTATAGAATATTTGTAAATAACTCAGAGGCGTATAAACTTTCATTAGACCCATTATGGTTTGTAAACACCGAAGACCAAATAATTGAAGCAGAGTCCTTATTAGACGAAGGCTCAGTATTCCAAAATGGTAAAAATTATGCCTTATACTTAGTTCCAAATGAGGCTTATACTGGAGTAGAATTAAAAGTATCATTAAATCAAACAGCTCCAGATGGCTATAGCCCATTAGATACAAGAAGAATTGCAGGTTGGCATACAGAGTGTGCAGATGTTGGTACTGTTACTTGGGACAGTGACCACCCTCTTTCTGGTTGGCTTGCTGGAGATATTCTTCCACAATCAGTTTGGACTTTGTACCATAGACCCTATGCTCCACCAGCTGCTGGAGTAGTTTATGTTGAATGTGGCAGACCATTTTGGAGAACTATCTATGACCATTCAGGTACATTAGAAACTACAAATTTTGAATATGGCGGTACTATTACAAGAAATAGAACTTTTTACGGTCATTTTAAAGATATGGCTGCAGTAGGTTTTAGTTTACCTACTTATGAACAAGCAGCCTTATCTGGTATAGGTTGTGAAGAACTTAAAGTTGTAATGGGTAAAGCTGAAAGCTCAATAACTACAGCAGGTGGGCATATAAATGAAAGTAGCCATAGAATTGTATCTAGAGTTGGAGCAGAAGATTGTGTAGGATGTACTTGGAAACCTACAACAATTGCTGCAATTGGCGGAAGTGGATGGAATACTGACGCTTCAGTGGGAGTGCATCAGGGTGGTAACGTTCAATTACTGCTCGTTGGTGGTGCCTGGGACAATCCAGGCCATCCGGGCCCTCTTGCTACTACTGGTAACATCTCGGCTCTTCTTGTCACTGCCTTTGCCGCCTCGTTCGGTGTAAGTTACCCATTACCGAGGAAAGCAGCGGGGATAGAAATATGAACTTAATGGGTACTGGTCGACTCGAGGCGGTGCACGTTGGCGGTAACTGGGACAATTCAGGCAATGCGGGCCCTCTTGCTACTAATGGTAACAACTCGGCTCTTAATGTCAATGCCAATGTCGCCTCGTTCGGTGTAAGCTCCTGGTCCAAGTCCATTCTTGGATTGGTAACTAGACCACGTATCCTTTCTTATATTTATAAGATAAACACACAGCATAAAGGAGCTCCTACTAGTAATAAGTCTGAACGGAGGAGTTTCTTTGAAAAGATTAGGTAAAGGTATATGGACTAAAATGCTTACTTTAGAAAATTTTAGGCGAGCGTTTAAACGAGCAAGTAAAGGTAGAGGCTTTAATTCAGATATTCGTAAAATACGCGGAGTTATTAGACCTGGAGAAGCTTGGGAACAGTATTTTAAACGTAGAGACGCTAGAATAGATAGATATTTATTGCATATAATTCATAGATTAAAAACCTTTCAGTACACTACTGGAAGTTATTCTTTACGTCATGTTTGTGACCCTAAACCTAGAATTATTTATGTATTAAGAATGTACCCTCATAGAATTGTTCAGCATGCTGTTATACAAGTAGTAAAAGATTACTTGGATAAGCAATTTATTTTTCATAATTATGCTTGTAGAGATAAAAAAGGTCAGCATAGAGCAAGCGCTCAATTATCTTGCTATATTAAAAAATTTGATTATTGTTTACAAGGTGATGCTAAAAAGTTTTATCCGTCTATACATCATGAGACTTTATATAAAATATTAGAACATAAAATTAAGGATAAATATGTATTAGTACTATTCCATGATATAATAAATTCAATGCCAGGTGAGACAAATGTACCAATAGGTAATTATACATCTCAGTGGTTTGGTAATATGTATATGAACCAATTAGATATGTTTATTAAGCATAAATTAAAATGTAAAAATTATATGCGTTATATGGATGATTTCTTTTTATTCAGTAATGATAAAACACAATTACATAATTGGTATTTTGAAATAGTAAAATTTTTACAAACAGAATTAAAGCTGCAATTAAGTAAAAGTAAAACACTTAAATGGAACCAAGGAGTTTCAGGCATTGGTTTTAGACATTTTAGAACACATAAATTACTAACAAAACGCTCTGCAAAAATAATCAAAAAGCGCTTTAAAAAATTACCAAGTAATTGGAATTCTAATAAAATAAATTTATATACTTTTACTTCTACAATAGCTTCAGCTAAAGGTTGGATAAAAGAAGCCAATTGTTATAATTTTAAAAAGTCTATTCATTTAAATGAATTATTGGCGTTTACTACAAAAGTACGAAAGGAGAGACAAATGAGAGGTTTTCCAAATTATTTAAGTATTGCTACAAGAAAAGATGTAGAAAATTTAATGCCTCTTTTCCCGAAAGAGACTTGTGAGTTTTTAAAGTCTCTGGTTAATGATAACTATGTATGGCAAAATGTTAGTGAAGCATTTGTTAACCCAGAAGACGGTATTGAAGACTCTACTCATCAATTAGTACCAGTATACTCTGAAGACAACAAAGAGTTATTAGGCTATTTACAACAAGAATTAGTTGAAGACCCTAATTCTAGATTACACTCCCTGGGCTATACTGTAGCTAAGGTTACACAGTTAGTAAATAGTTTATCAGCATAGGAGGATTTATGGCAAGACCACGCGCTATTACGGAAAGTCAAGAAGATAGAAATATTAGGTTATTCAATGAAATTTATGCAGAAGTCGCTGCTGATATTACTGCAAAGCATGTAGCAAAGCAGCGAGAGCCTATTATAGTTACTCTTAAACCATATTTTGAAGATACACAAATTCAAGCTTTGTTTTTATATGATGTTGATGCAAAAACTGATTTAAAAATGATTGTTCCAAAAGAGTATACTGAAGTTGAATGGAATACTTTAATGCAACAGTTTATTCAAGCTGGGATAATTTCTCAAAGTTTTAATAAACCAATTGAACCAGTAGCTTTTGCAAAATTTATAAGACTTATAGAATTAAATCCAATTGATATTGCGAATTCTAAATATGAGTATTTTATAGATTTTTATACTCAAGCTGAACTGGATAAAATTGTGGCTACTATAGAAAGTTTTGAAGTATTAAATTATGCTAAAAAAGCTAAATACCAAAATAGCTTATTAGACTTAAAGACTTCTAATGATATTAAGGCATTAAGAGCTTTACAAAATCAAATAAATTATTAGATATTTAGTTTTATTCATTGGCTAGAATGTGTTATAATATAAATAAAGGTTGAGCTGACTGTTAGTGTATTAGATAGTAAAATGGAGGGTTTGCAGTATGCAGATTAAAACTCAAGAAGGAGAGAAGAAGCTTTAGAGTCTATCGTTAGATATGATGGTAAAAAGGCCCCATTCTGGACACAAGAAGAATTTAGAGAAATATTAGCTCAAAATAAAATTTCATTAATATATGAAAAATATAATGAATATGATTTGAGCTATATAGCTCAGTACTATTTAGCAGACCTTAAGAGTTTAGGTCAAGAGCCTATGACTTTTATTAATATTGCTAGAGATTTGTTGGTGGACGTAGACAATCCAAAAGCTTGTGAAAGAGCTTATTGGATGGCTTACAGAAGGATTAATGGAGAACACTAATGGAGCATAGACATCTTAGCATTGCTGAAACACTATCTGTTATACTCTCCCTGGTTACTCTTATTTCGGTAGTCTCATCAATGTTCTTCTGGTTCCATCGCACAAATGAATTGCCAGCACGTGTTACAAGTGCTGAACAACGTTTAGATAAACTTGAAGCGCAGTTGATTGAGAATTCTACTAAGACTGATTTAATCTATGGTAGTGTACTCGAAATAAGAAGTGTATTGTTACATAAATGAGGTAGATAATGACACAGCTATGTACTATTCCTAAAGAACTTAATTTTACATTTGCAGAATTTTTCAGGTCTGATTACGCAAAACGGCTAGGTATTAATAACGTAACATCCGACCCGAAAATTTTAACTACTATCATGACTACTATATGTTGTCTATTACAGCCCATAAGAATGCTGTGTAATATGTTCGACATAGTAACGACTGATAATGACTTAAATCCATATAAAAATTATGAGTTGAAAAAGCTAGCTAAACCAACTAATATAGGAATAAACTTAGAAGGCGGTTTTCGTAGTAAAGACTTGATAGCAAAATGTAAATCAGTACTGGGAGTAGTAATGGCTTCTACAGGTCACCCAGATGGGGAGTGTGCTGATTTAAGCAGGCCCTCCTGGACTAACTTGAAATTATTCTGTGTAATCAAAGCATTGCATAAAGCGGGATATATAGAGTTTGACCAACTTATTTATGAATATGATACTAACTGTTGCCATGTAGGCTATAGAGGTAAAAATAACAGAAATCAGATAATGATAAGAAAAGTGGTAAATCACAAACTAGTGTACTACAATGTATAGGAGGCCTAAATTATGGACGAAAAAATGAAACAAGCATTGCTCGAATGCTGCGAAAGAAATTGCAAAGTAATCTCTCCTGAAGTAGTTGCTTTTGCAAAGGACTTAGTAAATACTGCTATTAAAACTTCAGAAACACCTATTGATGACATGTTCTTACCTATTATCAATAAAGGATTTGAAGTAGCAGATGAATTTATTATTGCTCAGATTGATAAAATCGATGGCAAGGTAGACGAGGTAGAATAAATGTTATTTGAAAGTATTTCAGCTTTCTTTACAGCCGTTTCAGAATGTGCTAAAACTAGACAAGCTAGTATTGAGCATAAACTGGAGCTACAAAGCATAAAGGAGGATGGCCGGCACGAAAAGGCAATTAAAGCCGCAAACAAGGCATTCGATTTATTGCTACCATATCTTGATGATTTACCACCAGATGTAAAGAAAGAGTTCAAGAAATACAAAAAGACATTTGATAATAACCTAGCATAAAGAAAAGGCCCATACAGTTTGTATGGGCTTTGGAATTAAGAATAGCTGGAAGTATTCGGTTTATATTTATATTTTAAGCCATTCTAGCAGTTTATCGCGCAAAACTTCAGTAGCTATTTCATACTTATTAATTAGCGCTTGTACTATTTCTTGCTCAATAGTATCTTCTGCTACAATGTCTATATAGAATATATTTTCTTTTTGTCCTATACGGTAGTTACGAGCTTCAGCCTGCATTCTATCTTCATAGTTATAATCTGCATTATAAAATATTGCATACTTAGCAGCATTCAATGTAATACCCATACCACCTACCTTAGGGTTAGCAACAAAGAAGCGGCATTCAGGGTCATTTTCAAATCGATGGATATTTTGAGTCCTTTCATCAAGTTCAGTCTTCCCATAGTATGTAACAACACTTTCGTTACCGTATTCCTTACGTAGTGCCGCAGCTATACTTTCAATATCATCCACGAAGTATGCCCATATAATTACTTTGCCATCAATTTCTTCAACACAATCCATTAATGTTTCAAGGCGTTTATGTTCAATCCTCAACACACCTCCCTGGTCAGTTGGGCAGTAGCCACTACAGATTTGGCGCATTCTTAAGAGTTTGGTAAGCGCAATACTTGTAGACACCATGTCATCTTCTAAATCTAACATCATAGTCTTCTTCATTTCTTCATATAGTTTTCTTTGTTCTGAAGTAAGTGAGAAGTATCTAACAAGGTAAGTTTTGTCTGGAAGGTCTAAGCACTCTTCTTTCATAATCCTATGTGAGAATGTTTCTATTTTATCTGATAACTCATTTAAGTTTTTGAAGCCTACAACTTTCTTAAAAGACGCTCCACCAAACGTTGTAACGTCCTCAAGTATTGCGTATCTATTTCTAAAAGCAAAAAAGTTAGAAAATCCTAAGCATTCTTTACTTAAGAATAAAGCTTGTGAATAGAAATCAAGTGGTGACTTAGTAATCGGAGACCCAGTCAATATACGTTTACATTTAGCTTTTAGTCCTAGACTAATAACTTGTTTTGTACGTTTAGCTTTAGGGTTCTTTATTTTAGTAGACTCATCACAGACCATCATAGTAGACTCATGGCCTTGCATAAATTTTTCTAAAGTATATTTACCCTTTTCAGTAATAACAGCGTCATAGTTCATTATTAATATATGCAATATATTATCCTCATGTTTCATAATAGGAATTAATTCATTTACATTTTTCTTTGTAGACAAGCCTTTCCATAATACAGCTTTATATTGAACTGATGGGCTCATGTGTTTTGGTAACTCAGTCTTTTCCCAGTTAGCATAAACACCTTTTGGTGCAAGAACTATTAAGCTATCAATTTTACCTGAATAGGCTAGCATGCCAGCAGTGTCTAATGTTACTTTAGTTTTACCTAAGCCCATATCGAATAGTGTGGCGTCTACACGAAGTCTCCAAGCAGACTTTAAATAATTGTCCTGATGTTCAAACGGTTTCAGCTTAAACTCAAATCCCTCTGGATACTTGAATTGCTCCTTAAATTTTTTCATGTGTTCTTCTCCTATAAAGTTTTAAAATTCACTTCGTATTATATTATTATAACATAAAAATATTATTAGTAATTAGATATAAAATCTTTATTAAAATGAAATAGATTGTACTACGCGTTTCTAGTAAATCGTTTCGTAGTATAATAAAATTATAAACTTTAAAGAACACATAAATTTTAAAAAGGAGAAGCTTATGGCAGATGTATTCGAAGATTTTAAAGCTGGATTAGAAGAAGCTGGAATTACGAATGAAACTTTACAAGAAAACTGTGCCGACATTGTTGGTAAACTTGGAGAAATTATTGACCAGAAGTTCGAGTTAGAAAATGAAATTGCTGAATTAACAGCTAAACTCGAAGAAAAGAATAAATTATTATTGGAATATGATAGAATTAAAATTCCTGAATTGGTTAGTGCTGCAGGCCTTTCAGAAGTAACTACAAAAACAGGATATAAAATTTCAATTAAAGAAGAGTATCGCGGAGCTATTTCTGAAGCTAATTCAGAAACTGCATTAGATTGGTTTATTAGAAGTGGCGGTGCTGATACTGTTAAGAATAACTATATAATACCTATTTCTATTAAAGATAAACAAGTTGCTAAACAACTTGAAGAAATATTAAAACGAGTTGGTTTGGATTATTCTAGACAAATTAAAATTGCTTGGAATACTCTAGCAGGTGTTATTAAAGAACTTGATACTACAGGTCAGTTAGAAAATAATACCTATTTTGAACAACTCAAAAAAGATAAAGGACTTGACCCTGAACTTACTTTAGCTAAAGTACTTGGAGCTTATCACTATAAGACTACAAAAGTACAAAAGCCTAAAGCTAAGAAAAAATAATTCGACGGCCACACTTGCCTTTAGTTGAAGACTCGTCATCTTCATAGTGTAACAAGTAGCATACCAGAGGTCCAACTTTGGAGGTACTAAAGGCATCAAGTTGTGGTATTAAAGATAACGGGTACCAACCCGATAGTGATATAGTAATATAGGAGAAAGAAAAATGGCAAAGGAAAAAACTGAATTAGTGAAAGTAGAGAACACAGCAGTATCATTGGCAGATTTTGGAGAATTTGCGGGCGCAGGTTTAGAGACAGTAACGGCTCAAGACATTAACATACCTTATATCCAATTCTTACAAACTAGCTCACCTCAAATTAAAAAAGGTAGTGAAAAAAGAATTGAAGGTGCAGAAGAAGGTGACATTGTTGCAACAGGCGTAAACCGCTTATACAAAGTTGATAACGATGGTAACAGCTCTTTAAATATTTCAGTAGTACAAAAAATCACATTGTTAACAGAATGGGCGCCGAATAGAGGTGGCTTACAAGGTTACCACTCCTTGGCTAAGAAAGATGAGCTTCACATTAAGAAGACTAAAAACCAAGATGGTAAAGACATTCTTGTATTGCCTAATGGTAATGAAATTGTGGAGACTGATTACTTGTTCTGTGTAGCAATTCCTACTGCTGAACACGAAACACCATTCTTCTGTATTCTTTCAATGGCTCAAACAAAACGCACATCAGTACGCCAGTTGTTTACTCAACTTATGTTTGATTGCCAAAATGCTTTACCTACATTTGCATTTGTATATACTTTAGGTACAGCAATTAGAAAGAAAAACGAATGGTCATGGGTTGTTCCTAAGTTTACAAAAGTAACTTCAGACTGTGGAGTATCTTTTGTAGATAGCAGAGGTATTTTAAACAAAAACGACGCATATGGAAAATTAATATTTGATGCTTGTGTAAGCCTATTAAAAACCATTCAGCAAGTTGGTTTAGAGAACTTCTTATCTAGAAATGCTATCAGCGAATACGAAGAAGTTGAAGACGCTGGTAATGAAGCAGCTAGTGAAGTAATCTAATGAGGAGATGGCAGGGCCGCGATTATGCGGCCTTTGCTGCTTAAACTTTAAATGCGAGAATTTTAAAATGGAACAAAAGGCAACACAATTTTATAATATATTTAAGGGTATGGAAAACGCTCATGGTGTTTATAACCCTACTCATAAGAATGAAAAGGGTAAACTTATTGGTGCAGCTGGTGTAATTCATGAACCACCTACAGTAACAACATGGCTTAAACATTTGCTTGGAGAAAGTGGTTTAGGTATTGGACCATTAGATAATGAGTCAATGTGTGGATGGGGCGCCATAGACATCGATATTTATAATCTAAAGCACGATGAGCTATTAGCAAAAATAAGAGAGAAGAAATTACCATTACTTTGTGCGAAAACAAAATCTGGTGGGGCTCACTTATATTGTTTCTTTAATGAACGTATAGACGCTGCCACTGTTAAAAATAAAATGACTGAAATGGCAGTACTATTAGGATATGCTTTTATGCCTGATGGTAAACCTGTTGAAGTGTTTCCTAAACAAACAAAAGTTTTGACAGAACGTGGTGACACTTCTAATTGGTTAAATATGCCATATATGGGAGCATATAATGAAGACGGTACACTAACAGGAACAGAGACAAGATATTTCTTCAATCCTGCAACAGGCTCTCCCTGGTCAGCTGATGAATTTTTACAATATGTAGATAGCTATAAAATCAATAAACTTGAGCTTGAAAATATACAAGTTGAACAAGTTCTTAATGACCCATATTTAATTGACGCTCCAGTTTGTATACAACAAATTTTAGCAAGCGGGCCTATTGAAGAAGGCGGCCGTAATATGATGTTGTATAATTTAGCCGTATTAGCAAACAAGATTGCTGGAGATAACTCAGCTTTAAGAAATAGTCTTATTGAAGATTTTAATAGAAAATATTGTGCACCAGCATTGAGTGCAAATGAAGTTGTAAAAATTCAGGAAACAATAGCTAAACATCCAGAGTATCAATATCAATGTAAAGAACCAATGCTTAAAGCTTATTGCAATGTTGCATTATGTAAAAATAAAAAACATGGGTTAAGCTCAGCTATAACAATGCCTATATTATCAGACCTTGTTAAAATTAATTCAGACCCTAGTGTTTATTTCATGAGTGTTAACGATGTTAGAATTGAATTGTCGGTTGATGATATTTACGACCAAACAAGATTTGCAAAGAAGTGTATTGAGGCAATAAATATTATGCCGCCGCGACTTAAGCACGAAGAGTGGAGGCAGTTAGTAAATAATTTACTAGCTACGCGCAGAGAAATTAATGCTCCAGAAGAGGTGTCAAGATATGGTAAATTCTCAGAATTGATAGATGACTTTTCTAGGTCTATCAACCCAGCTTTTGATAAGCAAGACATTGCGAGAGATTTACCTTGGTATAACATTGAGACTGGTGAATTATGGTTTAGATTAAAATCATTAGAAACTTTCTTAAGTGTTCAAAAGCTTAAGTATGAGCGTAGTGAGCTTTATATGAAAATAAAAGCTATGAATGGTAAAGATAAACAAATTAAGATAGCCGGAAAGAATTACAATATTTGGTGTGTTCCTATGGAATTACCTAATGCTGATGGCTATGATGTAGAAATTAGAACAGAAAGTGAGATTATATAATGACAACAGTCATAAAAGTACTAGGGCCACCAGGTTGCGGTAAAACAACTTTTCTATTGTCAACATTTAGAGAATGCTTGTCACATACTTGTATAGAAAGAATGGGATATTTTTCATTCAGTAAACAAGCTGCTTATGAAGCATTAGGTCGTGCTGAAAAGCATATTGAGCTTACAGGTACTGATAGACTTACATTCTCAACACTTCACTCATTTACATACCGTCTTATGGACTTACATAGAGAAGACATTTTTAACAATATTCATGAGCGTGTATTTGCTAAAAAAATGGGATTGAAAAGACAATGGGATAATGACCAGGGAGTGTTTTCTGTGACTAAGGATGACAGAATTGCAGCACTTGTAAAATATGCTACAGTTACAAAAACACCTATTGAAGAAGTATGGAAGGACTATGCTTTTCAAATCCCATGGTTAGAAGTGAAAAGATATATAGACGGTCTTGAAAAATATAAAGCTGTATATAATTTACTTGACTTCAATGATATGATATTGCAAGCTATGAATAGTGATAATATTCCTGAGTTTGATTATTTATTTATTGATGAATGTCAAGATACTTCTCGAATTCAGTGGGACTTTATAAGACAGAAGCTTATGCCTAAAACTAAAGTAATGTATTTAGTTGGCGACGATGACCAAACAATATTTGGCTTTGCTGGAGCTTCATCTAAAGACTTTATTGATTTTCCATGCGATGAGATGATTACATTAAATCAGTCTTATCGTGTACCTAAAAAGGTTCAGGAAATTGCTGATAGAGTTATTAATAAAGTTGAACGACGTATTCCTAAAGATTGGAAACCACGTAAAGATACTGAAGATGTTGAGTCAGTTAGATTTGCAAATAGTTTGCTTGGTATGAAAGAGCTTATGAGAAAAGGAGGCAAATGGCTAATCCTTGCTCGTGATAACTACATTTTAGGTGCAGCTCGTAAAGTTCTCCGTAATGCTGGTATCTACTATGCAGAGCGTAAACGTAGCTATGGAGTGCGAACAGCTGAAACTTGGGAAGCTGCTTTACCTGAAGATGTATTCCGTGCAGCGTATACTTATTGGACATTTAAACACGTAGGCTTTGCTGATACTAAAGGTTTTATGAATATGCTAAAATATATGAATAGACCTGATGACGCAAAAGCTATTCAAGATGAAGTCATTATTGATGAAACTAATTGTCCTCAAGAAGTACTTGATATAATACAAACTGAAACAGCTTTTAATGCGCTTAAAGGTGTGTCTCAACGTGACCTTGATTATTTATGGGCATTACACATGAATAATGAAATTGATGAAAACTTTATCATAAAAGAGCCTCGTGTACGATTAGCTACAATCCACGCGGTTAAGGGTTCAGAATGTGATAATGTAGTGTTATTAACAGACACCTCTCCACAGTCACATACAGGATTACATATCCCTGGGCGTCGTGATGAGGAGCTTAGAATTATATATGTAGCTTTAACTCGAGCTCGTAAAGTATTGTGGATAGTTAAACCAATGTCTAGAAATAATTTTATTGAAGAGTTATATAAGCCAAATGTATAGGAGATTATTATGAAGACTAAAGATTTTATTTTAGTAGTAGGTTGTATAGGAGCTGTAATAGTAGCTAATGTTCTAACTAGAGCTCCACATCAATTGCCGTTAGAAATGCAAGCACCTCGCGTTAATGCCTGTATGATACCTAGTGACGAATTTCCATCTAAGTATGTTGGAGAGTTTACCTTTACACATTATGCAAAAACAGGTAGCAGAACAGCAACAAGTTCAGTACCTCGAATAAATAAAACTATTGCAGTTGACCCTAAAATAATTCCATTACATTCAATTGTATATATTCAAGGTCTAGGCTATTATGTAGCTGAAGACACAGGAGTCGCTATCAAAGGCAACAAAATAGACATATACGTTGAGGACCACGACTTAGCAGTAAGATTAGGTACTCTACAAGGTAGGAAATTAAAAGTATGGGTAATGACCCAGGAAGGAGACCCAGATGAGGAAAATTAGTGAAGAAGTTTGCAAATATGCAAAGAAGCCAGTAGTCATTGAAGCTATTCAATTAAGCCAATACAATACTGTTGAAGTACTTACATTCTGCAATAACAGTGAAATTATTGCGAGTAATGAAGGTGGTACCATTTCTATTAAAACATTAGAAGGTATAATGACAGCTAGTATAGGCGATTATATTATCAAAGGTGTTAAGGGAGAATTCTACCCTTGCAAACCTGATATATTCGAGCAAACTTATGAAAGGGTAAACGATGGACAATAAAAAACAATACAAAGTAAAATCATTTCAGGTTGGCCAAACTAAAAATGGCAAAGATATGTGGCGTATAACCTTAGAAAACATGGAAGATAAAAAGCCATTAACTGGGGTAATTTGGAGTGAAGATATTCCAAGATTTGATGGCACAAAATTCAAAACAGGTAATGTAATTACATTCTTAGGACAAGATTATAATTCAAACTATAACTCAGTAGTAATTAAGAATGTAACAGTTGTTAAAGAAGCATTATCAGGATTGCCTAAGGCGTCTGCAGATAAGTGCTTAGCTGAGATTGTAAACTGCTTGACAGAAATCGAAGAGAAGTATACAAAGGCTCCAACAAAAGATGACCCACATACACATTTGCCTCTAGCCCTCCTGGCCAGGGAGTTATTGAAAGACGTTAAGCGCCCTGAATTTTCAACTACACCGGCAGCTGAAAAATACCATCATAACTATATTGGTGGATTGCTTAAGCATATTTATGAAGTATTGCAGATTGTTAGACACTTAGCTAAGATGTTTCCTATTGAGAATATTGATGCGTTACAGTTAGCTGCAATTGCTCATGACTTAGGTAAAATGCTCGAATATAAAACAGACCTTAAATTAGGTACGGCCACTATTGACGAAGAGTGGATGGCAATGGAAATCTCTCACGTACATTGGGGATTTAGATATGCTCATGATTGCGGAGCATTTGATGTTGCAAGAATGATTGCGTGTCATCATGGTCGTATAGAATGGGGTGCTATATTTGAGCCAGAAACTCCAGAAGAAAAAGTCCTACACTTAGCTGATATGATTAGCGCGACTATAGGAATAACGACTACAGATAAACTTGAAGCAGGTTTATCTGCAGCAATCGAACAGCCCCCCCCCCCCAGCCACAAAAACAGGAAAAGGAGGAAACCACTAATGTACATCCGACTAGTAACGACGTATTGTAATAAGTCAAGAACGCTCGAGCCTAAGGAAGCTCATATCGATGATATTAAAATGACTGCTGAAGAGCATTATGAAATACTTAAAAACTGTATGGAGATTTTAAATAAGAAAGCTCCAGAAATTGAAAAGATGGTACCGGCACACCTTAAAAATAAAGACTTTGAGATTATTGTATATGGTAACTATATGACAGGTTATGATTATTTTATCAATGCTAAGAAGTGGTCTAAAGGTGAACCAATATTTAATGTACAACAATTAGGTCTTCCAGAGGAAAACCGTCCACTAATAAAAACAGCATAAAACAAGTTAGACGTTTTATGTTATAATATATTTATAAATTTTAAATAAAGGAGAATTTTAAAATGAGTAAACAATTTAAAGATGTAGTAGAGTTTAATCAGGATATTATTAAACTAGCTCCGACTGAGTTCCTCAGCCAGGAGAGAGTGGAATGGTTTAAGAATACAATTAATGAAGAGCTTAGTGAATTTGAAAAAGCTAATGATGACTATATTGCGGCTAAGAAATGTAATGCTGACGCGGAAACTTTATTAGGTTGCCAAGTAGATATGATGGATGCAATCATAGATTTAATATATTTTGCCTTTGGTAGATTATACGAAATTGGTATAACTGAAGATGATTTTGATGCTATGTGGAATGCAGTTCATGAGTCTAATATGACAAAGAAACGTGGTAATAAAGGCCGCGGTTCAGATGACGACGCAATTAAGCCAGAAGGCTGGCAAGGTCCTGAACAGAAATTTATTATATACAAAAAATCACGAAAGGCAGGCATAAACTCGCTAGTTAAGTCTTTGCAAACACCTACCGATAAAAATATAGTTAACAAAATAAACGATTTACAGTGCCAAAATACTTGCCAATGTAGCGAAAACGGTTTAAACGTTACAAGAGGCAGGACAACTTCATTAGAAGATTACTATAATAACGGTTGTACTGTTCCAAGCGCTATAGAAAACTTAGGAGCTTGTACAGGTAGAATTCCTGTTCAATGTGAGTTACACTTACCAGGACTTAAGTACGATGAAGGAAAACCAAATCTCTCCCTGGTCTTCAGTGGATTTGCAAAAGCTTTACAAGATGTAGGACACGTTGGCACATTTGGAGCTCGCAAGTACACGCCTGCAGGATGGAAGTCTGTACCTAATTTACAAGAGCGTTATATGTCTGCATTACTACGCCATACATTTGCAGTACTCGATAATGAACCATTTGATTGTGAAACAGGTAGACACCACTTAGCTCATGTAGCTTGGAATGCTTTAGCAATGCTTGAGGATTTATTTAATGGACCTATAAACTATAGAGCTTATAATAAATCAGCTTTAGCAAAATCTGAAGAAACATTGCGTACTCATTTCGAAAAGACAAAAGGACAAAACAATGAATAGACCAATGGATAATTTATCATTGCATAAACAATATAATACATTCTTTGATGAGCAATACATTTCACTATTGAGACGTATTCTAAATGAAGGCTATATTGAATATAACAATAGAACAAAGACTGAAATAAAAGCTTTACCACAACGCACTCTTGTGTTTAACCTTATCAATCATGTACCTGTAGTTGGCGCGCGGAAAATATTTCCGCACGTCGCTGCAGCAGAACTTGCGTGGACTTTACAAGGTACACAAGATACTACGTTCATAAAGAAATATTCAAAGATGTGGACGCAGTTTGAAGATGAGCCTAACAAAGTAGTGACAGCTTACGGTTATAGATGGCGTACTCAGTTTAAAAGAGACCAATTAATGGATGCTATTGAGGCTTTGAAAAAAGATAGAAGCAACCGACAAGTATGGGTCACTGCTTGGGACGCAGCACAAGATGGTTTATTGAACATAGGTAAATACAAGAATATGCCTTGTATTATCGGCTTTATGTTAAATACTATCGGTAACAAGCTGAATATGACTGTTGTGATAAGAAGCTCAGATACTGTTGTAGGTTTACCGTATGATACTATGATGTACGCATTCTTATTGTGTGCATTAGCAAAAAGTATCGGCGTCCCAACAGGTAAAATATTTATTGTATTAAGTCATGCTCACATTTATAGTGCACATTATGAATTAGTACAAAGAATGATTAGCAGTTATGAAAAGTATACATTGCTTAAGAGACCAATTGACCAGGAGTTTGTGCCGCAGTCAATACCTATACCACAACATAGTGTAGAGCAAATTCTCGCAAAACCCGACTTATACGTCGAGGAGATTAAGCAATTATACACACACTCCCTGGATAGAGTTGGGCTAAAACCTAAACTCGATTTCCCCGATGTAATTCAATAAGAGGAACTTTAAATGAAAAAATCTGAAATTTTAAATCTTTTAAAATATATTGAAGAAGGTTCTAACTGTGCTAAAAGACACGTTGCAGCTTGTTTAGTTGATAACTTAGACCATGTACAGCTTGTTGGTTATAACAATATTTGCTTACCTTGGGGTAATCATATTTGTAAAACGTGTAAAGGTGGTATTGAAGTTAAAATGTGCCCAGCTGTCCATGCTGAAATAGATTGCTTGAATAAAATTTCTAGGGATGAAATTATTATGCGTGGATTGACTACAATGTTTGTGTCATATTCACCATGCCCTGAATGCTGTAAAGCAATTAGAGTTGCAGGTATTAAACGAGTAATTGTTAAAGAGCCAAGATTAAAACCTGTTGACCCAATAACTGCAGACATATATTCAATAAAATGCTTTGATGAGTTATCTCAAAAACTTTTAGATGGTGTAGAATACATCAGATTATGGGAAACTCCAAGTAACTGGGAATACTTCATAAAAGCTTGTTGGGAAAGAGAGGCGTCATGAAAGCAATATTCGTAGAGTCGGAGAATGGCTATTTAGCTAAAGGTCCGAAGGATGATATGATGTGGACGCCGTCACTAGACAAGAAATTGTTTAGATTGCTTTCATTAGCTTTTGGTGGAATATATGTTTGTAGTAAGCATACATATATGTTGCTACCTAAGAAAATGTTACAAGATGAAAATAGACAATTTATTGTAGCAGAGCATGCAGGCATAAATTCATTATACCATCTCAATAAAGCATTTCCAAATGCAGTGTTATTAGGAGGTCCTACATTTTTAAAGGCAGCATATAACGCAAAAGTTATTGATACATTTATAGTGACTACTGTAGATGTAAGAATAAGAAATAATAGTAAATATGAAAATCCATTTATAGATGTATTACTACAAGCAGATATGCTTGGCGAAGTTAAGTTTGAAGGATTAACAGTAAGGGTATATAAAAATGAATATAAATATTGATAATTTTATAAATGAAGAAGCCAAGTCTGTTGAAGAAATTCAAGCCTCAATTGCCGCCGCGCAAAAGGAGGCTAAGGCTATAGAGGCTCAATTAAAAGCTTTGAGAAAAGAAGGGAAGGTTAAAGCTGCAAATAAAAAAGCAGCTGAAGCAAAATTATATGCCACTCCGCAATATGACTTCCTGGACGCCGAGGCTAAATCCTATTTGGAAAGTTTAACTAACTGGAAAGTTAAAAATGAATTTAGGGATGTTTCAACTGCTGATATGATAGCAATCGATACCGAAACATTTGACCCAGATTTACAGACTGAAGGCTCATCGTGGGCTAGAGGTACAGGGCATTTACTTGGCGTTTCAATTTCGGCTTCATGGGGAAATGAAATATGGGATAACTATTATCCTATAAACCACCCAGATACAGAAAACTTTGATGAGCAAACTGTTATTCAATACATTAAAGAATGCCTATATAAATGTAAAGGCCCACGTATCTTTGCAAACGCTGAGTATGATATTGGTTGGCTCAATCGTTACGGCGTCCCATTGGAAGCATTTCTTGCAAACGGTCCTATTGATGATGTGTTAGCAATGGCCGTACTTATTGATGAAACATGGTTAAGCCACTCATTAGAAAATGTTTTATCTTATTATTGTAACTTACACAAAGATGAAAAACTTTTATATGATGAGCGCGTGCGTAGTGCCTATGGTATTCAAAAACCAAAGAGTGACTTGTATAAATTGCCAGCACGCTTTGTCGGTGAGTATGCTGAGATGGATACTCATGGAACACTTATTGCATATAAAACATTGAAGCCATTGATTGACGCACACCCACTAACAGGCAAATCATTGTGGAAAGTATATGATGTTGAACGTAGGCTTATCCCTATGTTATTTGAAATTCATAAGCGTGGTGTAAAAGTTGATATTAAACGTGCTGAACAAGTTAAAGAAGAGCTTAAACAAAAACAAGATACTTTAGTAAAATGGTTAGCAGACCAAGTAGGTTTTGCAGTTAACGTAAACTCAGGCGATGACCTGGGTAGAGCTTGTGATGTATTAGGTATTGAGTATGCTCGAACAGCTAAAACTAATAAGCCATCATTTACTGCTGACTTCCTGGATAACTCAGATAGTGAATTCTTAAGTGTTGTTAGACAGGTTAGAAAAATTAAAAAAGTTGAGTCAACATTTGTAGACTCGATTATTGAGAAGTCTGTTAACGGTAGAATATATCCGCAGTTAAACGCGCTAAAAAGAGCAGAAGATGGAATAGAAGGAAGCTCCGGTACGATTACAGGAAGATTTAGCTGTGTTAAACCTAACTTACAACAAGTAAGTTCAAGGGACACCGTACTCGCTCCAATTGTCCGTAGTATGTTCTTGCCTGACGAGGGCTATTTGTGGGGCAACTTTGACTACTCACAGCAAGAACCTCGTATGACAATTCATATTGCATACCTATTATGGAAGCTCGGTGTACAAGGTCTTGACCGTATTGCTGAAGCGGTTAAGAGATTTAATGATGACCCACGAACAGACAACCACCAAATGGTTGCAGACCTTGCAGGTATTACAAGACGTGAAGCTAAAACAATCAACTTAGGATTGTCTTATGGTATGGGCGCATTAAAACTTTGTAAAAAATTAGGCCTGCCTACAGAATTCGTAGACGGTAGAGAAGTTGCAGGTCAAGAAGGTAAAGACTTGATGAAGCTATTTAATAACAAAGTACCATACTTAAAGGGTTTTATGACTTGTGCTTCACAACATGCTCAAACCTATGGCGCCGTTACTACATTACTAGGTAGACATTCACGCTATGATTTATGGACTTCTAAAAACTTTAAACAATCGCAACACTTAGGATATAAATCAAAGCAAGACATTGATGCAGAAATAGCGAAGCTGGGCCGTGACTCCGAATGGTACGGCGTCCCTCTGGTTAGAGCTAAGACGTTCTCGGCAATGAACCACATTGTCCAGGGAAGCTCTGCAGACCAAACAAAATTAGCTATGCTAACGGTATATGAGAATAAAATTGTTTTACCATATACTCAAATTCACGACGCATTGGATTGTCCTATAGATAAATCTAGAATTAAACAACACGTGCGTGAAATACACGACGCAATGGTGCATGCTATGGATTTAGTTGTACCAACTGTAGTTGATGTTGAGCTTGGTGAAACATGGGGAAGTGTGGAGAAATTTCATGACTTTTAATCCTGAACCAATAAGACACGCATGGACACATGGAGCAATCACTTGCTATATGAGATTGTGTAATTGTAATGGGTGTCCTATGTCTGATTTATTAAAATCGTCCCGATGTATGATGAGGTATTCTGTAGCTGCTTTAATAGCGCAAGTTGGGCAGCCTACAAAACATGACTGTGGAAGGGTAGGTATATCTTATGAAGCATTCAAAAAAGCCAGAGAACAGGCACAAATCTTACTCGAGTGACCTAAGACACGGTAATAATATGTACCGAGCTTGCTTGGCAAAGCGCCGCTATAGAACAAAAGAATATGCTGATAAAATGGCTGAGTTCTATACAGAAAAATATGGTAAACAACAATATGTTTATTACTGTCCATATTGCTTTGGTTATCATTTGACATCGACACCACGATAATGAAAGGAGAATTACAATGGATTTATTTACTTTAGCAAATTTATTACCGAGACTTACATTAGGACTATTTCTTTTTGTTTTAAGTTTAGCGGTAATTATGCGCATATTATTTACAATACAAGATAGATAAGAAAGGAGAGACTATGCAAGTACAATTAGCAAAAACCTATGAGCAAAAAAGAGCATTCTCAAATGGTATGTATTCCCGCAAATTTGATGGGAAACGTATGTACTATTTGGATAACGTAGCTTATTCAAGAGACAATAAGGTATGTAGACCAAACCCTATAAAGCATATTACGGAACAAATAGTATTTTGCCCGGAGTTAGCTGATTTTGTTACTGATGGAGAAGTATTATATTTTGAAAAAGGTTGTGATGAAACAGGACACCATACGCTATTTGAAGAAAACTTTAAGAAAGCTATCTCATTGACTTCTCGAATTGAACGCGCACCGGAATGTGACAACTTATGTTACGTTATATTTGATATAATCAATACACATTGCTTTGAGACTATGATGCCTGATGACCCATTCATAGATAACTATACATTGTTATGTAATTTATTAGAAGCTGAAGAAATTCCAGGCCGAGTTGATTTATATAAAACAAAATTAAAGCATGTATATATTGCCAGACAGACATCTGATTTATTTGAAATGATTAACCACCCAGATTATAAAAACTGGGAAGGCTTAATGTATCGTAATTCAGAAGTACCTTATGAATATAAACGCTCAGGTAACTTACTTAAAATGAAAAGATGGCATACCTGTGAATGTAGAATTACCGGCTATCAAGAAGGCCTAGGCAAACATGAAGGTAGACTTGGAGCTCTCCTGGTTGACTACAGAGGTTATTCTGTTTCAGTTGGCTCAGGCTTCACTGACCAGGAGCGTGAGGCAATATGGCAAGATATGCTTGAAAACGGTCCTCTACATCAGTCCGTGTTGCGCGGTGAGACTTATATAAAAGTCAAGTACTTCGAAGAAAGCTCGAACGCTGAGGGTGGTATTAGCTTACGTTTTCCAACGTATCAGTGTTTTAGAGACAAAAATCTAGATGAATTTACGATTTAATTAACTTATCCCTAAGGTTATGACAATTTAGGCACGAATTTCGTGCCTTTTCTTTTAGTTTTAAAAATCGGCCGCTTATGTTTATATACGTGTAACTAGCTGTTTTAATAGTCCATTAGTGGAAATAGTTTACAAGTAATTAAATATGTGTTATAATATAAATGATTTTATTGCTGAAATAGAAAGAATAAAAGTTGATTATGATAGTGTATTGATTTCTTTGTATTGGACCGATGCATTAAATACAACATTGGTAGCCAACTATATTGAAAAGGGGTATAAAATTGTAACTTCCGGTCATCGTTTTGATTTGAATTTTTTGTCCCGTCAGCGGAGTATAATCGAATTGGCAGATTATACGATTTCTAATAATCTGGGTACTCATGTTGGATATTGTATTTATTTAGGTAAACCACATTATATTTTTAGACAGAAAGTAGAGTCTTGTTATAAGAATAAAATAGTTGAGAAACATGTATTATCCTCTTGTACAGAAGATAATGAAAATACATATCAAAGTGAGTTGGAGGAAGTATGTAGTTATTTTGATTCTGATATACGGTTGATAACTCCTGAACAGAAAAAGATTGTTGAGGAATTTTGGGGTATTTCTTATGTAAAAACACCGCTTGAATTACGAAATGAATTGATGGTTATTTGAAGAGGAATAAAATCAAGGGATATGCGAAATGATAGTGTTGATTTAATATGGAAGGAAGGGGATAGGCATTTGTATATGGAATTGTAGAAGCATTGAGTGTTTTGGTGATATATTTGATTACTATTGCTTATGTTAATAGCTACTTGCCTTGGC